GCAATACCAGCAGCTTGTTCTGGCGTCCATCCTTGTGATACAAAGAAGTCAATAATTTCTTTGGCAGCAAGATTTGGTCCTGTATCATTTTTTCCTATGCCCATTCCAGGTGTAGCATTAATATTAGGGGCATTAATACGATCAGCACCAGAAAAATTATTCATTGGTGGAGAATATGATGCATTTTGGAAACCATTACCAGCGCCAAAATTTTTCATTCCAGGACTAATAATTCCTCCACCACCGAAACCAAGATTATCATTGGTCATCATGAAGTCATCTGCATCTATGGTGATTTTATTGGCATCAAAGGTGAGAGATGTTATTTGTGAATTATCGGCTCCCATATTTGATGTAAAAAATCCAATTGGTGACACTCCTGATTTTTTTTGTTTTTTCCAATTTTCCATCCAAACATTATATAATTTGGTGTTTGGAATTAAACCATAACTCATGGCATATTTTTCAGCATCTTTTTCAGTGATAACTTCCTTCGGAAAAGCTTCCATATCAAAAGTTTGCATGTTACTAGGAGAAATAGCCAATTGTGTAATTTCTTTTCTAATATCTGCAAAATACTGAATTACTTCGACCAATGCTTCTTTTACATAAATTTCTAGAAGAGCAAGTTTTTCATTAAAATAGGTATCTTGTTCAAATTGAACACCATATACAATAGCGTAAATATCTCTTGCAAGAGACGCAACAGTTATGCCTATCGAAATTGCCGCACCAATAGGACCAAAATAAATTGCAATCCCTGATACCAAATCAAGCCCAGCGCCAACCCAATCAGGATTTTTCGAATCATAAAATAATCTTACTGCCATAGAATAAAAAGTAGCAAGTAAACCAACGCCAGGAATAAGTTTAGCAGCAGCAGTCGCAAGTATTGGTATCATAGCACTTTTTGCTGCGCCCCGAAGTATAAATCCTGCCGCTGGTGATATTAAAATTCCACCAGCGGTAATTTTTCCAGTTTCCAAAGCCCCTTTAATATCACCATGTGCTATATCACGGATAATTAAACCTAGAATAATAGCACCGCCAGCAATATTAGTCGCACCACGCAAATCGGCACCAACCCTAGCGCCACTACTGATAATTGCACTACCAACAGGTTTCCCTATGGCCATTAGGGCAGTTTTCATTTCAGTTGTTAAATTTTTGTTAGGTTTTGCTGTAATAGTTGACGATTTCTCACCAGAAATAACTTGTTCTCTCATCTTTTTTAATTGGTTTAATGTTTCACCGCCGGGTGAAATGCCCCATTTACCTAATGAAGTTTCCACTGCCCAACCACCGTTTTTAAATTTACCATAACGTTTACCGTTTAATACGTATATTTCATCAGGAATATTAGATGGTCTGCCGTTAGGAGTAACAGATTCTTGTTTTACTTGTTTTACTTGTTCTAATGGTTTTGGTCCTGTTGGTTCTTTGTTTGCTCTATTTTGAGCATCTTTTAAGCTTTTTTCAGCTTCTATTGCTCTTTTTTCAGCTTCTATTGCTCTTTTTTCGGCATCTTTTAATCTTTTTTCAGCTTCTATTCTTTCGCTTTCTGCTTTATTTTGAGCATCTTTTAATCTTTTTTCAGCTTCAATTCTTTCGTTTTCTGCTTTACGTCTAGCTTCTTCTGCTTTTTTTGCTTTTTCTTCAGCTTTACGTCTAGCCCTTTCAGCTTTGCGTTCTGCGGCGCTTCTTATTACTCTACGTCCTTTCAATTTCAATCTTGGAAGATCAGGAAAATCAAAACCAGAATCATCATGATAAGCGTCGATAATTTTTTGTAGTAATTCGTTATGCTTGGTTGTTTCATAAAGAGAAAGTTTAACTAGTGATGAAGTTTCTTTCAATCTTTCAACGACATGCGTGGCAGATTCACCCATATTTCTACGGGTTTCAAAGGAATTTCTTTCTTCTATCTGGTCCGACTCGTCTTTTTTTTCATATCTATTTTTCGATGCAAAAGCAGGAAACATCTTATCAAAAGTAGATGTTCCAGCTTTGAATATGCTTTTACCAGCACCGTCAGAATTTGATTTTTTTGGAAGATTTTTTCTCGTTGCCATTATATTTTAGCTAATTTTTCTTGACCACGTGTCCAGGCAGAGACGCCAAGAATAGCACCGAATGCAAGATGAATAAGACCACCATTGCTTAATGACAAACTTTGCCAAGCAACATAATTTGCTGTGATACCATCATGTTTAAAGAATACAGGCAAGAACATCGAAATAAACGGAAAGCCAATGAAATCCATGAAGCAGATTGCCATATACAGCCAACCCATTGCAGGACGCCAATAAGCCTTAACCCAATGTTCTTCTTCTTTTCTAATCTGCTCATCAACAACCTTTTCGTCAATGGCAGCCTGGGCAACACCAACCTGAGCCTGTGCTTGTGCTGTTGCCTGAATGGATTGAGTTTGAATAGTCTGTTGTGACATTATTGTAGAACCCAAACTAGTATCACCAACTGCAACAACAGGAATTACTGGTTTTGGTTGTGATGCAGGATTGTTTATCGCATGAACTTCATCCATCGCCAATTTTACTGGGGTGTCATCATCATTTGGGTCTTTTACAGCAAATTTAGCCATTAGCGTTGTTCCTATGTTCTTCGAGTTCTTTCAAATATGACAACAACATTTCAACAAAAAGATCACGCTCAAAAGGTATTAAGTCCTCGATTTCGGTTATGTTATATTTATGGTGCTGAATCAAAGAGAACATAGAAATATAATAATTCTCTAGTGTATTATGACTCAGCCCAAGGTAAAAAAATCGGTTAACGTGGTAAGTTCAATGGTTCTTAGAGTTCCGTTAGAATTTGTATATTCAAGTATATGATTAAGTTTTGGTGTGCTTTCCATAAACTTGACAATTTCTTGATACGTATTAACACCAACCTGATTTAAAAATTCTTCGATATCTTCTTTGGTGTAATCGACGGGATTGTAAAGTTCATCACCATCAAAGATTGTGTCAATGCAACGAATAATAAGTTCATAGAATGAATCATCACCACTCTGGAAAAAATCAGAGTCATTGAAAAGAGTGGCAGAAGGATATTTCATTCTCAGACCAGTCTCATCGGTTATCTTAATGATATTACTGGTGTTTTCTGGAAACTTAACATCAACCTTGTTTAGATCAATTTCAAAATCATAAATCTGCTGGTCTTCATTGTCACGATATGAAACTTTAACAATGTTGTTGACCGAAAATGCTCTAATACGAAGGAAGATATATTCCATATCAAAAATGGTTAACTTATCAACATCAAAATTAGTATCGATAGCGCAGTTGTTTACGACCTGCTTGATAGCCCGAAACATTTCTGTTGGGTCTTCGGATTGTTTTGCCATGAGTAGAATTTTTTCTTCACGAACAAGAAACGGACGGAATGTTTCTTTTTTCTTGGTAGAAGGAATCGTCAATTCATAGGTTGGAAACTTTATTTTTGGTAAAGCCATAATGTAAGTCCTTTAATAATTAGCCAGCGGGTTTAATTTTAAATGGATTAATATCAGAAAAAAGAGATGCAGCCTTTGATGCCGTCCCTGATAAATCAATAGAGTCAGTTAGATACTTTGTTTGATCGAATGTCTCAAAAGTTTGAGGTGATACACTAACAGGTGGTGAGAACGGAATTGGAACATTCAAATTTTGAATATACCAACTGCTATACGTGAAATTTACAACAACTTTCATTAAATCACTTTTTGCATTCCAATCCAAATTTATATCATTTACGGAAGATGGAAAAGCCTCACGAAGAACAATAGTCGAAATTAAAAATCCAGAAGAATCAAGGACATAGATGTATATGTCAGTAATGATATTGTCTTTATATTCTACTCGATATGATGGTTGCCCTGCATACGTAAGTTGTGATGTAGACCCAGTGAAATCAATGATGGTATTCATCCATGCATAGAAAAATTTATATATGGAATTTCCACCATCTTCTAAGAATGTTATGGTGTTATCGGTGAAACGAATATCATCAGCAAATTTCTTTTCAACACCAAGACCATAAACTCGGTTGCCTACCATATCAAGAATGGCTCCGGGTAAATGAACATTTTCTGCACGATATGAAAAGAGACGACTTAGTGATACACTGAAAGGTAATGATTTTGGAGGGACCATAGAGACATAAAATCTGTTGGTTCGTAACGTTCCTGTAGCACTAATATGTGATGAAAAACTTGCTATATCGAATGCCATTACTTTATCATTCCTCGTGAATCTTTCCAGACCGTCTGTTTTGTTGCTTTTTTGAATCTTTCTGTGGGTAGAAATAAAGCAGCATCCCACATTCTAGGTTCTATATTTAGATATTTACTGCGAACATGATCCCACAAATAACGTTTCACACAAGGTTCAAACCATTTATATTTTGATGCAGAATTAAGAATATCATAAGAAATTTTTAGCTTGGTTGTTTCATCATATCTTTGATTGTTGCTGGTCTTATACAAAGCATCCATCAATTTTGCACGAAGCACTGGCGGAAGGTAATGAAGATTAATACCTAGAAATCCATCATCATAAAATTTAAGAGGAAAGATCAATGGGAAAGTATCATAATACGGTAAAGTAACTTTGTGCTTGGGGTCATAGAAAAACATATACATTTTACCAATACTTTTAATATTGATAATTGGTTTGATGTTATCTTTATCGTTCATCATGCGGTTCTTATTGACCGTTCTTACATCTTGTGCAGCCTGTCTAAACCATGTGCGAGTATCTTTTTGGCGAATGGTCTCATCGATCCCTTCTGCCTTACCCTTGTTAGCCAGTTGCTGAAAAATATATGATGTCATTTATAACCTTATGTTTAATTCTTTTTCGGTGAAGATACAAAACTTCCAGCCACGATCTTTACAATATTCTTCTGCCATACGCCATTTCTCACTATTTATGCCCCAAGTAAATACTTCTCGAATATAACGTTTGGTTATGGTTGTTTGTTTTTTGGGTTCTTTCGTTTCTTTGGAAGGCTTAACCTCGATCATCAAGGTCTCGGCAACCCCTTGTTTGTTTTTAATATTTACAATAAAATCGGGGAAATATCGATGTAGTTTTCCATCAACGGGTGATCGATAAGGTATTGCAAGTTCTTCTGATCTCCACCAAATAACATCAGGATGTTCATCAAGTCTCATCATGAGTTTTAATTCCCATGAAGAACGATAAATAATTTTGCTAGGATCGCCCTTGTATTTATTTGGGTTTCTTGGTTTAAAAGTGCCTTGTAGATATTTTCTTGC